ATCATAATCTAACTGATATCTTTTATTAAAAACTTCTTTTCCAAGATTGTAACCTTTAACATTTAGATGAATGCGATTGTGAAACGAGTCTAATATAAAGTTATCTGTTTGAGTGCGTAAATCATTATAATCATGTTTCCACTTTTCTTGGAAATACATCTCACCAACAATCACCATTTTGTCTAATTGAAATTCAATATTCTTTATATCAAAGGCAATTGCTTTACTTCTATTATTAACTTCTTTGATCGCTAAATTTCGTTTCTTTTCATTCTCAATTTTTGCTTTTAGATGATCACGTGTTTCTTGAGTGACATTGGCAGAGTTTGTATTAATTTTATTAGATCTTGAGACTACCTCTGCTTGTATTTCAATAGTGGTGCATTCATTGCGAATGACTTTATAAGACTTAATAAGTCCACCACTATACTCAACTATTCGTTCTTTGTAAACGTCTTGATCAACTGTCTTCTCACCAGACATCCAAACACCTACTGCCTTTTCTATAGCAGTAACCTTAGCATTTTCTAATGCCTGCTCACAAGTCTTACCCTTGCCAATAGCAGTCACAGTAACAGAAGATGTTTTATCAAATTTATCTTTTCGTGAGAGCTCAGTAATTATTGATGGGACTATTGCTTGTATCCAAGTAATAGGATCTGCATGAACAGAAGTAGCCACCAGTGCAGTGGCTACTAACATTAGCTGTTTCATTACTGACCCATCGACGCACGAATCTGACTTGCAGCACGAATAGATTTTTTATCGACTTGAACAGTTACAGAAACAACACGAGTGTCAGAGGATATTTTACGTTCTTTGATATATGAACCACGGACGATACCGTTTGATTCTTCTACCATTTTCTCTGTGACTTTGGTTGCAATATTTGCAGCACGCTCTTTAGATTTTTGATCATTATCAGAAACTTCTTTTGCCAGAGAGTTTGTGATTACATCTACTGTCTTATTGTTCTTTAAATCGGTATTCATGAACTCAACAATGTTACGTTTTGCTCGCATGGTTGCGATATTCATCGCTTGCTCAAGACCAGCATCGTCATTGATAGGAATTGCTGCCGTGGCAGTGGACTTAATCTCTGTCCAAGTATCATCGTTAAATGTCACCTCAACTTTACCAAAGTCTTGAGTATACTTAACTGCGTCTTTAGAAACAGGGTCAACTTCAGCTAACTTGGTTGTGCTACATCCTGATACAGCAAGAGCGAGTACAGCAATTGATAAAATCTTTTTCATAATATATTACCTCACAGTGGTTGAATAAACTACTACATCGTCACGCTTGTATAACGACTGCATCCTTTCTCTTAAGACTGGATCACTTACATGATTACCCAATCTTTCTGGAGCCTTCGGATCTACAAGTTTTAAATCAGCGTCAGTTACAGGAACTGAATTTACAGGAACTGAATTTACAGGAACTGTTGCTGAATTGGTTTTGGCTTTTAGTTTAACAAATTCATTCTTAAACTTAGCCCATTCTGTATCAAAGTCTAGTGCCATCGCATTGGTTGACACAAAAACCATCATAATAAAAAGTTTCTTCATTTTACATTCTTTATAATAACTTCTTTTGCTTGATTAACATGATAGTCTGTAAAACTAAGTAAATTACCAACACCTACCGTAGCTACAACAAACCCTAATATAAAACTAATCAGTATTTTCATTTAATGTCCTTACTGGCATCAGCTACATCTTTATCATCACGTAGTTCTACAAAAATTGGAAGAAATAAACTCTCTTCACCTTGTTTGTTTTTAATTCTAGTATTATACTTCACTGCAACGATTTTGTCAAGTATTTCTTGTTTGATGTGCCACAAGTTGATTCGATGTTCGTCATTCAAGCCAGAGCCAACAGATACCTTTACAACTCCATCTGAGGATTCACAAATCATTGCACCAAGCATTCCTGCATACTTACCAGATCCTTCTTCAACTGCAACAATCTTAAGATCGCATTCCAACTCACCTTTGAATTTAATCTGGTGCTTTGCACGTTTGTCTTCCCAAACACCTGAACCATCTTTGAGAATGATACCTTCATAACCCAAAGACAAATATTCTTGAAACATTTCTTGTGCTTCTTCGATTGTTTGCACGATCTTGCTGGACACTAACCAGACTTTTTTATTCTTAGTACTTTGTTTCTGAACCAATTGTTCTAGACTAGAGAATCGTTTTGAGTATGGAACTGGACAATGACCATCAGTAAAGTAAGCATATGGAATAACATCCCACACAGAAGCATGAACCATTGCAGCTTCTTCAGCTGAGATTGTACCCTTGTTTGCTTTGTTTAGAATACCATTACCTGTCTGACGATCCGCAAACTGGATATCATCTGGAAACATAACAAGCAACTCACCATCAAATACGCAATCTACTTCTCCTGCCATAGCGATAAATTGTTCATCTAGATTGCCCAACAGCTGAATCTCTTTACCATTGCGACTACGATACTCAACCTTACCACCACGAACAATGGCATTGAATCGCATACCGTCCATCTTCATCTGAGCATACGCTGGAAATTTAATTTTGTCAATCAGTTTCTGTTCGAACTGTGAGCAAAGCATCACAGGATATTCTCTAATCAGACCAGACCAAACTGCATTGGCAGTCGATACTTGAACACCACAGTCAAGACTTTTGTCAATGATACGTTCAATCACTTTTGCGTCATCTGGATCTAGAGATGAAAGAAGATTGCGTAAGAATTCAATTGCAGCATTTCCTGTCACTTCTCTACTTGAAAGACTATACAGTTGCTGCATGGCAAATCCAAGAGTCATCGTATTGAATTTTGGATCTCGAGTGTATGCTGGAATCTTACGCTGATAGAACTGAACGAATGGGCATAGTGCCAAACGAACAACCTCACGCAAAATCTCATTGTCAACATGTTTCTCCAACTGCTCAATCTTGTAGTTACGTGATGGGTTTGCAGCAAGAGTGTTTAGGAAGGCATTAATATTCATACTTCTTTCAATCCTTTTTGAATAATCTTAAATGTTCTGTATCGTTTATCGAAACGAATTGGATTTTTAAACATAGTAAAATCTTTTGGATTATTCCATTTGAAGTATCCATAAATCTTACTCATACTATCTGACATTAGATATGTATGATTTGGTTGTCTGTGTTCACAATTCCAGACAGTAGTTTCTCTGGCGAGAATCATGCTACTTCCATTTCTTTGAAGTAACCATATGGCAGACCATTGAGGAAACAGAAGTATTCCCAGTCGCCATCTGCTTGGCTGGCATCCATGATCCAGCGGAGTGCAGTGGCACGATCTTTCGCACCCATACAGATGGTATTGGTAACATGCTGTTCAAACTTAGCAGTGGCTTCTGCTTCTGCTTCTTTGCGAGCAATGTCCTCTTGCTCGATAACCTTACCCAGCATTTGGAATTCGGCTTCGAAGTCAGCCTCAGTCCAGCTAGTGGTATCGATACCACGAGGACGGACACCATAGGCATCCTTATACATATCCCAGAACTGGCATTGCATTTGCTCCAACACAGTCATTTCTTCCCAAGATTGCATCACATTCTCCATCATAATATAACTATTATACATCAACTCGCAATTAAAGACAACTATTAAATTGCAAGACTTTTGCGTGGGAATCCAGTTGCAAACCCACCAGTTCCAGACACAAAGCCACGAGACGACTTTGCAGACATCTTGGACTTAGGTACACGACGTTTTTTCTCATCAACTTGAATCACGCCACCCTTGCGCAAGAATGCTTTCAATGCTTTCTCACCTTCAGCACGAACTTCAGCTTTGGTTTTAACACTACGATTATAAATCGTTGCAACAATCATTTGTTTCTCAGCTTTTTTCATAATCAATTTCCTTTTCAATTAAACAGACAGATTCAAAATTCGTGCATCGTATTCCATGAATGACACTTCATATGGCACGAACACAATTTTACCAACACGAGAATGTTTACCTTTTGGTTGAATGTCACCAGAGAAAACATCTTTGGTGCAAGTAATTTTGTAAGCCATATAACCTTGTTCAGTGTTACGAACTTGCTCAACAACACCTTCAACGAAACAGTCTTCACGACCAATCATAGGTTTGAAGTCATAAGCACGGATAGTTTGACCAACTTTAGCGATATTTGAAAATTTCATTTGTTCACCTTTCTTCATCATAATATAACTATTATGCCCTAAGTTGCAATTAAAGACAACAACTAAATGCAAAAAACCCTACTGAAAGTAGGGTTATTCTAGCCCTGTCTCTACAGGGTCTCTCGTCTCTAGTAAGTTAGCACTTACTTACTTAATCGCTCCAGCCGATGCGATCTGAATGCCAGATCCGAAGATTCGGTTGTATTCGTTTTCCATGTTTAGGTTTGGGGATGCTTCAGAAACGACTGCAGTATTGTTCAAAGTGATTTGACTAAGAGCATACGGCATGTATGGAGCCAGTCCGACACCAACACCTTTTTCAGTTTGTTGAATAACAATTGATGCTGGATCTTTAAGAACATATCCGTGTCCAGCAGTTTCTACTTTAGCGATTAGTTCTTCACCATTAATC